AACAAACACAGTCAATTGCTTTGGCTGTGCGAGTGCGACTGTGGAAACACTAAGTCGGTGCTTGGGTTTCTGCTTAATCGCGGAGAAACTCAGTCGTGCGGATGTTTGCACAAAGAAAGCATTGCAAGCGTTAATTACAAACATGGGAAGGCGCAAACATCAATCTACCGGATTTGGCGCTCGATGATGCAACGTTGCTACGACAAGAATTCTCATGCTTACGACAGGTATGGCGGTCGAGGAATAAACGTCTGCGACTGCTGGCAAGATTTTGAAGGCTTTTATGCTGACATGGGAGAAAAACCCAAAGGGATGTCTCTGGAGCGTAAAGACGTAAACGGAGACTACTCACCAGAGAATGTCGTATGGGCTGATGCAAAGACGCAAGCCAACAATAGACGCAGCAATGTGGTTCTTGAGCACGACGGACGAAAGCAAACTATGCAGCAATGGTGCGATGAGCTTGGATTAAGGATCGGTACGGTATGGGCGCGTATTAACGTGTATGGCTACAGTGTTGAAAAGGCACTGACACCGGGATGGAGGGCGCGTCATGTTGGCTAAGCAATTGCAGGGTGCTGCCCTTGCCACACAACCAGTTTTCATCGAAGACACGTTTTCCAGTTATTTATACACGGGCAACGGCTCGACGCAGACGATAACGAACGATATTGATCTGTCGGGCAAAGGCGGTCTAGTCTGGCTCAAAGGTCGCTCTGGTGCTACTCACCATGCGCTTTACGATACTGCTCGTGGTGCAACATTTGACCTTGTATCTAACTTAGCGTCTGCACAGACAACACAATCAACCGGTCTAACTGCTTTCAATAGCAACGGCTTTAGTCTGGGAGCGTTGGCAAAGCTAAATACAAACGCTGCAACTTACGCCTCATGGACATTCCGCAAGCAAGCAAAGTTCTTTGATGTAGTGACGTACACAGGGGATGGTGTTGCTGGTAGGACGGTGGCGCACAACCTTGGCTCTGTGGTGGGCTGCATGATTATCAAGCGAACTGACACCACTGGTGATTGGTTTGTGTACCACCGTGGTGCGACGAACCCAAGTGGGCAGCGACTACTACTCAACAGTACAGCCGCTTTAGCTTCTTCGGCAACTTATTGGAACAACACATCTCCAACGAGCACTGAATTCACGCTCGGCACAAACGCCGCCGTTAATGCTAACGGTGGAACATACGTCGCTTACCTATTCGCTCACGACGCAGGGGGCTTTGGCGCGGCGGGTACAGACAATGTGATTAGTTGTGGAGCAACGGGCGGTGGAAATACCGCAGTTATAAATCTCGGATGGGAGCCACAACTTCTTATTTACAAGTCTTCTACCGTTAGCGATAACTGGCACATAATTGACAATATGCGGGGAGCGTCGATAGATTCTTCTGGTAATGGTGTTTGGAAAGAACTACAAGCAAATCTTTCTGATGCTGAGTCTAGCATTACTGGTTCGACGGGAAATCCAAATGTGCGTTTTGTGTCAAACGGTTTTCAAATTGGCGCAATCAATGGAACAGCAATTTACATAGCCATCCGTCGTCCGATGAAAACGCCGACGAGTGGGACGCAGGTATTTACACCAATTAAAACGGGGTCTGGATCAACCCTGTCTGATTCTTATTCTAGTATCGGGTTCCCAATTGATATGACGCTGCGCTATCAAACAGGGACAGATACAACCGCTGGCTATAAAAATGCTGTTTACACTAGATTGTTAGGTATCAATAGTGGAACGGCAGATACTCCAACTAGCGCAAATAACCCAAATTTGCTAACGCATAGTACGGCGGCGGAAGTTACTACTTGGTACTTTTCGCAAACAGGCTCAATGGGTTTGAATTATGGTGGTAGTTGGAGCGCTCCCGCCTATATATTGACCCATTTGCATTTCCGTCGCGCTCCCGGTTTCTTTGATGTGGTGTGCTATACGGGTACGGGGTCTCCTACCTCTGTTAAACATAATCTTGGTGTGGTTCCAGAGTTAATAATCACAAAACGCCGGGATTCTGCTTATGACTGGGTAGTTTATTCTCAAACATTAGGGACTACTAAAGTGTTGTTCCTAAATACGACTGACGCTGAAGTTACATTTACTGGGTTTGGTAATGTAACGTCTACTAATTTTGACGCTTATTCAGTAGTTCAAAATGGAAATCAAGTTGCTTATCTATTCGCAACAGTAGCTGGTGTATCCAAAGTGGGCAGCTATACCGGCACAGGCACAACTCAAACCATCAACTGCGGCTTTACTGCGGGTAGTCGGTTCGTAATGATTAAGCGCACAGACTCAACAGGCGATTGGCTTGTCGCAGATACAGCTAGGGGTTTGGTAAGCGGTAATGATCCGCTATTGCGTTTAAATTCAACGGCAGCAGAAGTAACAACTTTAGATTGGATCGATCCAGACAACAGTGGGTTTGTAATTAATCAGGAGACAACCGCTAACGCAAATGTAAACAATGCAACATATATCTTTTTGGCAATAGCTTAGACATGAATAGCGGCGTTTATCACATTAAAAATCTAAAAACCGGGATGCTGTATTTCGGTAGGACAATTGATTGGGCAGCGCGTAAGCGGAGGCATTTGTCAGACCTTAGGGCAAACAGACATAAGAACCCCAGATTGCAGAATTCTTGGAATGCTAGAAATGAATCTGAATTTGAATTTTCATTGATTTGGTCTGCTTTACCTGATGCATTGAATGAATTAGAGTCATTTGTTCTTGAGAATTCTTTTGATACTGGAAAGTTATACAACTCCCATAAGAATTCAGTTGGTGGGTTTTTAGGTCAAAAGCACAGCGAAGAAACAAAACGCAAATGGTCTGAAGCTCGCAAAGGGAAAAAACAAACTGCGGAGGCAAAACGTCGGCAAGCAGAATCTCGGATTACTAGTGAGTCTTGGTCAAAGCATCAAGCTTGGATGCAGACAGAAGAAGCCATAAAGGCTAGATGTGAAAAAGCGGCATCCCCAAAAGTAAGGGCAAAAGCAGTTGCAACACGGAAGGCAAATGGGCATGAACCTAATTGGGAAGAAGCCCGTCAAGCTCAAATAGAGAAAGCACGACAGAATTTGTTTGCGGCTCTTGATTGGGCGGTTGTCAACAAAGCAACACGCGATCAAGCATTGACTAAATTTGGTAGTTCTTGGGGTTCGCTAAAAAAGTTTCAGCCCGAATGGGAAGTAATTAATGGGCAGCTTAATCTTCCCAAACGTGCGGTTGGGAAACGCTGGCATGAAAGGAAGATATAAGATGGAAATCAGACTACGAACAGGGCAAGTGATGACAGAGAGCGAGTTTCGCGCTGCTCATCCGAATACAAGTTTTCCTCAGCAACTAACGGTTGATCTGCTTAACAGCTTTGATGCTGATCCGGTACTAAATGGCGCACAAGCACAGCCGACTCGTTATCAAGTGGCATTCCGTGACGGCGTTGAGGAAGTCAACGGTCAATGGTTTACCAAGTTCTCTGTTGCGGATATGGACGCTGAAGCCATTGCCTCTATTGATGCAAATCAGGCAAAATCTGTACGGGACGAAAGAAACCGTAAGCTGATCGCTTCTGATTGGACGCAAGTGGCTGATGCGCCAGTAGATCAAGCGGCTTGGGCGACCTACCGCCAGGCGCTAAGAGACATACCAAACCAAGAAAGTTTCCCTTGGGAAGTGACTTGGGCTGTGGAGCCTTAAATGTTTGGATTCCTACCGTTATCTGCTGCTCCGTTATCAGAAGATAGTTTAAGTACGCTGGTAGCTGCTTCTGCTGCGGTTAGCGGTAGGGCTGTTGTAGCGGCTTCAGGTGGCGTTATTTACTCTGCCTCTGGTGCAATCCTTGGTCGGGCTGTTGTAACGGCTTACGAGGGCGCTATACAAGGCTCAGCATCGGTTACTGGTAGAGCCGTAGTTACTGCGCTAGGAGGCTACTCTAGGTCTGCTGTAGCGGCTATTGTAGGCACTGCGACGGTTACAGCGGCAGGTGGAACGGCTAAGTTTGCGTCTGCTCAGATCGTTGGCGTAGGTACATTCACAGCGATTGCTAATAATGCTGTTTTGGCATCTGCTGCGATTACTGCTGAGGCTGACGTTCGTTGCGTTGGTGGGGTTACGAGGTCGAGCGCTGTAGGGTCAATGACTGCTAGGGCTGTGGTGACTGCCGAGGGCATGATTTACGGTGAAGAATGGACGAAAGTTTCTCCGGTGAGTGATACATGGCAACGACAAGAATAAACTTTGGTGAGTGGCTACCGGATCAGCCGAGTATCGTTCAGGCGGTATCGGATGCAGTGAACTGTTATCCAG